TTTTTACCATCTCAATTCCCTGTCATCACATCTTTATCGTCATCGATAATGAGTTTGGTATCATGAGTAATGCCATTCTTATCGTAGTCCTCTAAGACTTTGATCAACTCATCCTTGGACATATTTTCCAGAGGCGTTTCTGTTTGAACTTTATTATCGTAAAATCCAGCGACCTTACCTCTGTTTACTTCAGCAGCCACGGCCGCCGAATAGTGTTTATGTTGTCTCGCTTCCTCTCGAATTTGTTTTAAGGAGGCCAAATGAGACGCTGTCGATACTCCATACATCTGATGCAGATCTTGTTTCATCTCATGAATGGCCTCCACTACGAAAGGATTTAAGTGAGGGTTCAGTAAATCAGTAGCAGTTTGACGTGCACGATTTTTTGAATATCCCGCTCTTCGTGCTGCTTCGGCAGCGGAACATTCTCCGAGTAAAACTTTGTGAACGTATTCATAAACAAAAATCATTTGCTTAGGCGTTAGTTTTTGTTTTAGTCTTCTATCTTCAGGATTGATTAATTTTTTAATAGTACTCATAGTTACGTTTTCCAAGAGGTTCTTCAGGCTCATCATCATACAATGAAATGAAGCTTCCCTGTCTATATCTTAACAGTGCTAAGGTAGTGGCGTCAACAAGATCATCATGCTCTCCATAAGGGAAAGCGGCGCACTCTTCTTGTACTTCTTCAGCCCAATCCATGTCAGGTCTCCAAACATGCCCTGCTTCAAAGATAGGAGCAACAGAGTTTAATCTAACGTGTTTATCCATACCACGGTTCGGAGAGAAAGCTGTAGCGTACACACCAAATCGCCGTAGCTCCTGTATCAAGGGTGTCCCTGAAGCTTTAGCTTCAATCATGACAGCATCAGGATTATAAAGACGTAGTTCTTCTTTTGCCACTTGTTTGAGCTCAGGAAAGTCCCAACGACCTTTTCGAGCGTTTAACAAAATTAAATGTGTCTCATTTCCTTCATCAGGATAGAAAACTCCCCAAGTTGTAATAGCTGAGTAGTCAGCAGACTCTTTTTTTGAAAATGCTGTATCATAACTTTGAATTTTAAAAGCACATTCAGGTGGATCCTCCTTTTCCCATATGTTCCACCACTCACGTTTGATGATACTCGTACCATCATGCGTAGGATTTTGTTGCCATTGTGCACTCCACTTGGTTGGAACAAGAGAAGCTTTCACTTTATCAAGTTCTTCTAGTTTCCAATACTGAGGCCAGATAGGTTTTCTTTTTTCTTCTTCATCATCGTCTAAAATTGCCGGGAATTCTATGACATCCCACTTATCTGCTTTTAGATCTCCCATCTTTTTGATTAATTGACCAGTTAGATCCTTGTCAGACCATCGAGTCATTACGATTACAATACTTCCACCTGGTTGCATACGCTGTCTAGGTCCTGATGTGTACCATTCGTAAGCGTTATCCATGGCTGTTTCCGACAAAGCATCTTGTTCACTATGTGGATCATCGATAATTAGTAGGTCAGCACCTCTTCCTGTAATCGCACCACCCACACCTGCGGCGTAATACTCACCTCCAAGGTTAGTTTCCCATCTTCCCGCCGCCTGATTATCAGTTCTCAAGGTAACATTAGGGAATATTCCCTTATATTCTTTGGTATTCATCAAGTTTCTTACTTTTCTACCAAATCTTATCGCTAATTCACCTGTGTGAGTCGCTTGAATAATTTTTAGTCGGGGATTTTGCCCCATCATCCATGCCGGGAATAAAAATGAGGCGAACTCACTTTTTGTATGACGTGGGGGCATGTTCACAATCAATCTTTTGTTCTTACCTGTCATAAAATCTTGAAGTTTTTGTGCAATCTTGATGTGATGTGGTCCTTCTACAAATTCAGGCCAGACCGATTTCACAAATCTCATGAAATTTCCACGTGCATGCTCTTGTTCTACCTTCCTTCTAAGCAATACCATTGCCTTTAGTTGGTTTGAATCAAGGTTTGAATAGTCTATACGCATATTTTGCTCCTATAGTGTGTGTATGTTGCCAGGACAAGGCCAGCGTCATGCGGACCGGGGTCAAATTTTTGGGGGTCGGTCAACGATTTTCGTGGCTCTCGGACCGTTCGGTCTAAGTACCTAAGGTCCATTGTTGCATAATCTATATTATAAGGCTCCCCAACGCTATATTTATCAACGTTTTTAGCGTTTCGTAAATTATATGCTCTATATCTAGTGGTATTCATGCAAAATTTCGCTGATCGTGGTCCATGGTTTCCCCACGTGGACCGTGCAAATTGGTGCAAACTCGCCATTTTCTGCCAAAAAGTCGATATCTTTAGATCTATACAGAAAAAACGCTCTCTCTTTGACAGAGCGTTGCAAGATAAACAATCCGTTCATAATCTGTTTGTATTTATGATGAAACGCTTTCTGGTGAGGTCTTAAAGAGTGCAACAATCTAGAACGTTCACAAGCCTTACATTCAACGAACAAACTACGTCCATATTTATTAAACAATATTAAATCTGGAAATCCATTAATTGTAGATGTTTCAATGCGAATTGGGTTAAAATCAGATAACTTTTCTTTAACCATTTTATATAAATTTCTTTCAACGCTCATAAAAAATATACCGTGTCACTTTACAGATTATTTTACAAATTGGTACTAGTGTTTTTTCAACAACTTCTTTAAAAATAATCAATTTTGAAAAAGGTCTTAATTGCCTAGAGGCACACACTAGACACACTTCTTAAAATGACAAGTGTGATAGGTAAAACCCATATAAATAAAGCTAAAACACAAAAGCGGACACTATCACACTTCTTTTTTATTTTTTTTTATTTTTATTTTTATTTTTTCAAAAAACTACTAGTACTGTGTCACCTGTGTCGTTCGTACTTTGTTCGTTAGCCAAATATCCACGATCCACGGTCCTTGTCGCAATTTGCAATAAAATATCATAAAGATCCAAAATAAAAATACCCTTTAAACCCATTTTAAGAGCCATAGAGCATATCATAAATTATCTAATAAAATCATACACGGACCTTTTTAAAACGCTCTAAAAACGCAAAAAAATGCCTGTGGATAACTTCAACTTTTTTTTAATTTTTTTCATTTTTTTTATCATTTTTATCTTTTTTTATTAGGTAATATCTCAATATATGATATAAATAACACAATGAAAACGAATCATACTTTAGAAACTGCACTAGAAAAAAATAAGCCAAGCGCCTCTTTTGAGGGTAGGTCTAATGCTGACGATATTCTAGTCGGACCCACGAATTCGGAGTCGATCAGATCTAAGGTGCTAAAACACTCAAAGAATTAAGTTTCTTGGGTCCTCTGGACTCGGTGGATTGCTAGGGTTGGGCATTACATATTCGCCCCCTAGTGCGAGAATAGGTCAACAAGTAAGACTAAGTTCTTAGGGCAAAGGGCTCAATCGGTGACACCGATAAGGAAACAGTCAAACAGAAAATATCCTTATGTATTTTTGATAGGGCTACTAAGTTAGCCTTATCATGAATACATATAGTATTCAGAAAAGGAGCAAATCATGAAAAAACTAGAAATATCTCTTCCAAGAAATGAAAGAGATCAAAGCTTAGTTAATGACATCGAAGAAGCAACAAAGTTATTTCTCGGTGAACTAATCTCTAAGAGACTTCAAAACACTTTGAAGATCAAAATTCACGTAAGAAAGACCACAGTCAAAAAGACTTGGGGTAAGAATTGCGAGGGTGTTCACTTGGCTGACGCTAAGGGTTCAACACCAGATAAAGAACATAAGATTATCATTCATAATGACGCTGATATCTTTGAAACTTTGGCTCATGAGTTAGTTCATGTAAAACAAATTGCAACAAAGCAATATCAACAACGTTGGTGGAAATCTGACGGTCAACTTCACACACGTTGGGAAGGTAAGGAACTAGGTCCTAAAACTTCAATTCCTTATAGAGAGCGACCTTGGGAAATCGAGGCGTTTGAAAAACAAGATATCTTAGTTAAGAAATGGCGTAAGCGTCTTGTTAATCAAATCTATCTCAGAGAGTTAGAGAGAAGCCAAAAGGTGGCATAAATATTTTTGATTACTCGCTCTGAGTAATCATGAATATTTATCAATATTCAATAACAAAAGGAGCAAACAATGACTAAAAAAGAACTATTAGACTTAACCGTAAAAACAACATCATTTTATTACAATCTTAATCAAGAAGACAAAAAAAGATTTAAAAATGATTTTTTCAAAATTGATGAGATACTTGAAGGCATTTACAATCAATTAGACGATGACGAAAATCAACCAACCCCAAAATATTCTAACGCATTTACAGTTAGCAATGTTGATTTGGTTGAGCAACAAGAACAAGGCGATAGACAGGCTCAATTAGATAAAGAAGAGGGCTTTGACAATATCGATTGGGTTGAGCAAGAAGACGGTAGTATCGAATACGTATAAATACTTTTGAAAGCCTCTCAGTGGGCTTTCATGAATATTTATATATTCAGAAAAGGAGCAAAAATGACAAACATTAAAATAATCGATAAAAACCAAAAGTTGTTGCCAAATAAAATTGGTACACACTTTGGAAGCGTCAACAATTGGATCGCTTCCAGAACTTGGTATGGCTACGATCAGTTAGCCATTGGCAACGGTGCGACTGCTTATTTTTGGTCGGACCGACACGCTTGTACGGTTGTTGAAGTTTTCAACCGTAATAAAAAACGCTATGTGGTGGTTCAAGAAGACCACGCTAAGCGTACTGATAGGAATGGCTTTTCAGAAAGTCAAACCTATGAATTTACGCCTAACCCACAGGGGCGTAAACATTACGCTGAGGTCCTCGACATTGAAACCGAGGACGGTCAGTTAGGTTTCATTTTGGAACCTAGAACTTTCAATTCTAAAACTAATCGTTTTAGAAAAGAGGGAACTCGTATTGGTCTTGGTAAAAGATCAGAATATTGGGACCCCTCGTTCTAATAAGTATTTTTGAAAGTCCGATCCTGGGCTTTCATGAATACTTAATTGTATTCAGTGAGAAACTACATCTTAAATGTCGAAAGCTTGTACTAGGTTTACCCTTTATGAAGACAGTCATTTTACTGTGAAGTAATTTGGTTGGACCGTGAACGTCTCACAAAATAAGGGGGCATACTCCGTGAGTTGACTCGTTAAAGTTGTATGCCCTCACAACAAAGCTCGGTGGTGCTTTGGGTGAAATTCCCCTAAACCACCACAACAAACAAAAGGAGACAAAAATGATAGCTACAAACTATTTAAATACGACTAAATCACTAAGAGTAGAGTATGGGTTAATTGATATCTATTACTCTTATGCTACTCCAGTGGCTTTTAAATCACATGACGGAAAGCTTTATGTAAGCGAAAACGTTTGGTCTAGAACCACAGGTAAACACTTAACTCAAATTGACGGTGGAGATAAAAAATCGAGAATTCCAAATCATCAGTTTGAGAAACTTTTAACTGAAACAAGAAAGCATTATAATGAACTCGGATTTTTATAAGAAACCAAAAGGAGAAATTATAGTAGATCGGTTTATTATCGGTCTACTTGTGTTCAAAGCGTTTTATATCGCTTATTTAATATTAATAGGAGGCTAATATAATGAAAGTAATATCAAGCAAAAACCCTGTGACCAAGGAAACTTGGGCATTTCTTAAATTATTAAGAGAGGGTCATGATTATGTCAGTAATGGGCATGGTCATAAAGTATATCTACAAAAAGACGTCAATGGTGTTGAGCATTTAGTGACTCAAAACAAAGACGGAAAGATAGAGTCAATAGAAAGAATAGAGGACTAATGACACAATACGAAGCAATAGGACTCTGTGAGGGTTTCATAGAGTGCGATGACGAAAACAGAATAATTGAAGCTTGGCAATATTTAATTGATACAGGCTTGGCTTGGAGTCTTCAAGGAAGCTTTGGAAGATTTGCAAGTGATTTAATAGAACAAGGTATTTGTTCCAATGAGAACTCACCCTTGTAATTGACGAAACACGGTCCACGATAAACGGTCCGTGTCTAGGTTCACGAGTTGAAAGAACCTACTGATGAGAAACTCAACCAAAGGACATCTAAACACTGGCGACTGTGGACGTACTGGGTCGCACTTGTTAGTCTTGTACGTTCATTTGTCCTTTAAAAATGATCAAGGTATGTGTAGCCCTATCCACATTACCAATAGGTAAGAGGGACATCACTTAATCCTCGTCACAAGTGGACGATGTGCGAGGTTCCTTGATCACCAAAATAGGAGAGCAAAATGACTACAATTAAAAAACTAAAAGCAAAAGACATCAATAAAGTGATACCAAAAGATTATCATGTATCTGGTGTTGAAATTCAAAAAGGTTTGCGATCTGATGATAGTGAATATTTTTTTGTGAGCATAAAAATAACTCATAATGAATACTTAACTAATCCAGAACTTTTTGAACCGAAAGATGTAAACGAAAAAGATTACTACACAAAAAAAGCCAAAAAACAAGAACAGGTAGATGTAGGATTTTATGGTTTTGCATTAGAACCAAGTCAATTAACAATAAAATAGGAGAGCAAAATGACTAAATCAATAACAGTAAAAATAGTAAATGTTTACGGTAATGAAAGAATTTATCCTGTGTGCGATATCGCTCACAGTTTTTCTTTTATTGCGAATACGAAAACATTAAGCAGAGCAGATATCAAACACATCAAAGATATAGGCTTTGAGATCGTGGTCGAGAGACCAACATTATAGGAGACTAAAAGACTATGGCAGATCATATAACGACTCTAGTCGAGGTTTACAACCGTTGGCTAGATAATAACGATATCAAGGATAGAGGTTCAGCGAGTGAAATATTATTCGGATATG